GGCGATTGGGTCGATATTGGCGCACCAAAGAAAAAAGGTAAGTTCCAAGCTTGTGGTCGAGCCAAAGTAAAAGGTTCTAAAAGAAAATATCCTAAATGCGTACCAAGAGCAAAAGCTAAAAGAATGACAGCCGCGCAAAGAAGAAGCGCAGTTAAAAGAAAACGTGCAGCTGGTAATCCGGGCGGTAAACCTACCAACGTAAAAACTTTTGCTAAAGACGGTAAACTAATACGAAAATATCACAAAGGTTGTGGTAAGGTGATGTCAAACAGAAGGAAGAAAACTAGATACTCATAAAAATTAATGGCAGAAGATCTCAATTTAGCCGAATGGCTATTAAAAAAAATTAGACAAAGACAAGAAGATATACTTGAAACATTAGGCGCAGGTAATATAAAATCCGTTGAAGATTACAGATTTCACATTGGTGAGTTAACAGCACTTCGCACCATGGAATCTGAAATAAGAGAAGTGCTGCAAGAAGAGGATTAACGATGACCGAACTAGCAGTTCCAAACCACATCGCAGAAGAAAGAAAAAAAGCAAGAGAAGAAGCAGCAAGATCAGATGTAGATAAAGCTTATGTCAAAACTGAAGACAGAGTTTTAGATCCTACATTGTTAGATAAATCATTACTTGAAAGAATGCCTGATCCCACTGGCTGGCGTATATTGGTTTTACCTTACAAAGGTAAAGGCATAACCGAAGGTGGCATACACTTAACCACATCTACTTTAGATCGAGAATCTTTAGCTACAGTAGTTGCCTATGTTTTAAAAGTAGGTCCTACCGCATATAAAGATGACGATAAATTTGAAGGCGAGGCTTGGTGTAAAGAAAAAGATTGGGTATTGATTGGCAGATATGCGGGAGCTCGCTTTCGTTTGGAAGACAATCACGAGGTAAGAATTATTAATGATGACGAGGTAATCGGCACCATTAGTGATCCAGATGATATTAAAACTTTATAGGTGATTTATGGCTGAACAAGAATATGCTTTACCAGATATTTCAGAAGAGCAAGTAGAGAAAGCTGCTTTACCAGTTGGTAAAAGGGCTGATCAAGAAGCTTCTGATGAAACTAAGTACATCGATCTTGAAGAAAACAAAGATGAACTTAAATCTATTGAAGAAGACACTATTCAAGAAAACTTTGAAACCAGTGAAAAGGTAATAGAAGAAAATAAAGACAAAAGCGAAGTTGAAAAAAAAGCTGCTTATGCACAAAACAGAATTAACAAAGCTGTTGCTCAAGCAAAAGATTTTCAAAGACGCGAACTTATGGCTGTGCAATATGCTAAACAGCTAGAAGAAGAAAATCAAAAACTAAAAGCGACTAAACAATCTTTTGAAAAAAATATGTTTGATAGTCGTAAGAGCGAAACTGATTCAACTATTGAATTAGCTAAACAAGCTCACAAACAGGCTGTTGAAGCAAACGATGCTGAAGCCATAGCAAGAGCTACTGAATTATTGAGCACTGCTATTGCTGAGAAAAAATATATTGAAGCGTCTGAGCAAAGAAGCCAGTTTGAAGCAGATTATGATCAAGCGGTAACTCAAGAAGTTGAAAGCCCACTTCAAGAACCACAACAAGTTCAAGAATATGCAGAGCCTTCTCCGAAAGCACAAGCATGGGCAAATAAAAACTCTTGGTTCGGTCAAGACCGAGTAGCCACTACTGTGGCCCTTACTATTCATGAGCAATTAGCTTCTGAAGGTTTTGATTTAAACTCAGATGAGTATTACAATGAATTAGATAACAGACTTAGGTCGGAAATACCTAATAAGTTTGATAACAACGTGGAAGCTACAAAACCCGTCCAAACCGTTGCTTCACCATCACGCACTACATCGACTGGACGCAAACCAAGTAATCGAGTGGAGCTTTCTCCAAGCGAGCAAAGACTAGCGAAACGTTTAGGCGTTTCATTTAAAGATTACGCAATACAAAAAGCGAGGTTACAAAAATCGTGAATAAAGAAACTAAAACTGAAAAAAGGGCACCTAGAGCTCAAGAGACTAGGGAAACAAAAAAAGCCAAGACTCCTTGGAAGCCACCTTCCATGTTAGAGGTTCCTAATGATCCTCCAGCTGGTACGGTCTACCGATGGATAAGGGCTGAAACGTTAGGTCAAGAAGACCGAACTAATGTTTCCAAAAGGTTTCGTGAAGGCTGGGAGCCAGTGAAACCAGAAGAAGTTCCTGGTTACGATTATCCAACCGTCGATGATGGTCGTCATGCGGGCGTCATTGGAGTGGGTGGTTTGATACTCTGCAAAATAGACAAAGATATTGTCGAACAAAGATCTGAGTACTTTGAACAAGCCACACAAAATCAAATGACGGCTGTGGACAATGACCTTATGCGTGAAGAAAACCCTGCTATGCCTATCTCTAGGGAAAGGAAGAGCAAGGTTACATTTGGTGGAGGGGGTAAATAACTTCCTCTGATTTATTAATTGTTTGGAATTTAAAGTCGAATAAACATGGCAAACGAAACTACTAAAATGGGATTAATCCCTGTTAGAAAAGTCGGTGGACAATCATGGACTGGCGGCCAACAAAGATACAGAATTGCAAGTGGTGCAACTACTGCTATTTTCCAAGGTGATTTGGTAACTCAACTTACTGCTGGAACTATTGGTAGGCATGCTGCCTCTGGCACTGTACCTATTCTTGGCGTCTTCAATGGCTGTTCATACACTGACCCTACTAGTGGTGAAACAGTATTTAGTAACAGTTACCCTGGTAGCATTGCTGCTAGTGATATTGTTGCTAATGTTATCGATGACCCAATGGTTCAATTTTCTATTCAATCAGACGAGGCTTTCCCCGTAACTGATTTGTTTGGTAACTTTGATATCGTTGATTCATCTCCTGTCGGCGACACAAAAACTGGAACTTCAAACATGCAATTAGATACTTCAACTGGTGCTACTACAGCAACTTTACCTTTGAAGGCTATTGACATTTCACAAGATCCAGAAAATTCCGACGTAGCTAGCGCAGGCACAAATGTAATCGTGGTTATTCAAAACCACGTCATGGGTGCTAAAAGCGCTGGATTAGCGTAGAGGTTTAATAATGGCAATTTCTAGAGCACAATTAGCGAAAGAATTAGAACCAGGATTAAACGCCCTTTTCGGTTTAGAGTACAACAGGTACGAAAACGAGCACGCTGAAATCTTTGATACTGAAACTTCTGACAGAGCGTTTGAAGAAGAAGTATTACTAGTAGGTTTCGGAAATGCTCCAACTAAAGCTGAAGGGCAAGGCGTAAATTTTGACACAGCAATGGAGTCATACACTGCTAGATACTCTCACGAAACAATTGCATTAGCATTTGCTTTGACTGAAGAAGCTATCGAAGATAATTTGTATGACAAACTTGGTGCTAGATATACTAAAGCATTAGCTAGAAGTATGGCTCACACTAAGCAAGTTAAAGCTGCTTCTGTATTAAACAATGCCTTCAATAATAGCTTTACTGGTGGTGATGGTAAGGAGCTTTGTGCTACTGATCACCCATTGGCGAGCGGCGGAACTTTTGCAAACGAACCTAGCACTGATGCTGATTTGAACGAAACTTCATTAGAAGCGGCGTTGATCGATATTGCTAACTTTAAAGATGACCGAGACATGATCTTGGCTCTTCAAGGTATGAAATTAATCGTTCCTACAAATCTACAGTTCGTTGCTGATAGACTGTTACAAACACCTGGTAGAGTAAGTACTGCTGATAACGATATTAACGCTATTAGAAACATGGGAATGTTACCTAATGGTTATGTTGTAAATCACTTCTTAACAGATACAGACGCGTTCTTCATCAAAACTGATTGCCCAGATGGGTTTAAACATTTTGAAAGAACTCCTTTGTCAACTGCAATGGAAGGTGATTTTGATACTGGTAATATGCGTTTCAAGGCTAGAGAAAGATATTCATTTGGTTTCTCTAACCCAAGAGCAGTTTACGGATCTAAAGGAGCTTAATCTTAGTACTGATTTATAAGAAGTAAATCCCACTTTTTAACTCAAGGGATAAAAGAAAGGCATCGACGGATGCCTTTTTTTTTGGCAGAAAAATTGTTATCCTATGGCAACTAGGATTAATTATCCGTTACTGACTGACCTAGCAGACTCGCCAAGACAGTAACACTACGGAGGTAAAAAATGGCAAACACAACTTTTAACGGTCCAGTTAGATCTGAGAATGGTTTTAAAACTATTATCAAAGATAGCACAACTGGCGGATTAACTAATGAAATGACCCTTTCAACTTACAGCACTTCTATCACTATTGCTGCTTCTGGAACTGACCATAAAGAAAGTTCTATTGGAATACCATCAAACTTTATTCCAATGGGTGTAGCAATCACTGTAACTAGTGCTGCAGCTAACGCAGTAAATTTAGTAGATATTGGTACTGATGCAGATACTGATGGTTTCGTAGATGGAATCTCAGTAGCTATTAACTCAACTGGTTTCAAAGGATTCTTCCCTTGCAACGGAGTTTTAGGTATGTCTGGTGGTACTACAACTGCTGCTACTGAAACAGCTGATGAAGTAGAGGTAGTTATTTCTGGAACAGCAGGAGCTGGTGGAGTAATCGCATTAAAATTCTTTGGAATCGCGTCTGACTCACCAACTGCATAATAGGAGCTAACTATGGCAAGTTCTGATGTTGTAACAGCTTCTGTAACATCAACTGGCGACATGACCACTAGACGTTCAAGACTTCGTGGTTTTGTAGTTTCAGGTGGATCTTCAGATGGCACAGTTACTTTTAAAAATACTAGTTCAGGGGCAACACTATTGGTGTTGCCTGTAAATGCTGACACTACAGAAACATTAAATATTCCAGATAATGGTGTATTGTTTTCAAGTGGCATACACGCAACTTTATCTAATATAGATAGAGTAACTATATTTTTTACAGGTTAAAAAGGAGTATTAAATGGTTTATAAAAGAACTAAAGGCTATGGCAAAGGCGGCATGGCTAAAAAAACCAAAGGCTATCGTGGTGGTGGCATGATGAAAAAAACCAAAGGCTACAGAGCTGGAGGTAAAGCCACCAAAGGGTATAGCAAAGGCGGTAAAGCAACTAAAGGTTACAGAAGAGGCGGCGCTGCTAAAAAATAAATAAAAAGAAGATTGAGGTATAAATGCCATATTTGATGAGCAATGTCCCATACTTTAAGTGTTGGGTTAGAAGAGAGTTTACATGTAATCATTTACGCTATCATGGAGAGTATTTACATGCGCTAGCAATAGCCGTAAATACAATCCCTGATAGATCGTTAAGCTTTCAAGTTGTCTTTACCGGGTGCGAGATAGACGACGAAGATTGGGAAGAAGGTAATATTCACGGTGGTGCTATGTGGGCAAGAATGCCTATTCAAGCATTAGTTGCTGATATACCTTTAGATGAATGGCCAGAACCTATGGAAGATCATTTGTGTCAACCATGGGATTGTGAGTCTAGACATCATTCAATCATAACTATGGATAGAGTAAGTTCTTCGCCATGGATGTGTAAGATCGATAATAAATTTTATCAAGGTAAATATTTATTTACTGTAGATTACACAGACCATGAGATAGCAGATGATCCTGCTCAACATAAGCAATCACATGTGATATATTTAACAGACGCTGGAAAGTGGACTGGTAATATAGTTGCACTTCCTAACAATAGAGTTAGAGCAACTAGCCCGGCTTTGTGGAGAACTGGCGAAGGAGCACCTGATTTTACTCCTTCACAACATCTGCATTCTGCTGAAGGTCATGAAAGTTATTTAGATCCTAGGATAACTTTTAATAATTTATATAGTGATGAGGATTAAACATGGCAACATCAAACAGTACAGACTTTGAACCAAATGTCGCAGAGTTTATTGAAGAAGCTTATGAGAGATGTGGTTTAGAGTTAAGAACTGGATATGATTTAAAATCAGCAAGAAGATCTATTAATCTTATGTTGGCTGAATGGGCTAACAGAGGATTAAACCAATGGACAATATCTGAGGCTACACAAACAGTTACTGAAGGCACTAGAGAATATACTTTAGATTCTAGTGTCATAGATATTTTAGATGTAGTGTTAAGAAGAACTGAAGGTTCAACTACTACTGATACACAAATGTCTAGAGTAAGTAGAAGTGAATACATAAACATTCCTACTAAAGGAACCAAAGCTAGACCTAATCAATATTTTTTAGATAAACAAAACACACCAGTTTTAAAAATATGGCCAGCCCCAGAAAACTCTACAGATATTTTGGTATTTAATAAAATGGTAAGAATGGACGATGCTGATAAAGCAACCAACACTATGGATTTACCATTTAGATTTTATCCTTGTTTTGTTGCTGGCTTGGCTTATTACTTATCTATGAAAAGAAATCCACAATTAACAGAACAATTAAAAATAATATACGAAGAAGAATTTAGAAGAGCT